TACAGGCCCCACAGGTGCAACTGGTTCATCAATTACAGGCGCCACAGGTGCAACTGGTTCATCAATTACAGGCGCCACAGGTGCAACGGGTGATACAGGTGCCACAGGTGATACAGGTGCCACAGGTGCAACTGGTTCATCAATTACAGGCGCCACAGGTGCAACGGGTGATACAGGTGCAACTGGACCAACTGGTGCAACGGGTGATACAGGTGACACAGGTGATACAGGTGCCACAGGTGCAACGGGGCCTCAAGGCCCCGCAGGTTCAGATGGTATTTCTGGAACAGCAGTAACAGGTGCAACTGGTGCTACAGGTGCAACTGGTGATACAGGTGCAACTGGAGCCGTTGGAGGCCTCTCAGGAGACATCTACTTCGGTGCATCCTTCAAATACAACTTTAGTATGGCATCCCATACAGTGGTAGATGACTATCTTACTGGTGGTGATGCAGTAATGCGTTGTTGGAAAGAGAACCTTGCAGGCGATATTACCGGCCCTGCTCAAATTTATGAACTGCGTATTCACAGACAAACAAATGATGTGGAAGTAGACTATACAGGGCCAGGTCATCAAGGTGTTGATATCAATGCGTTGTTAGAACAATGGGATAGTATTAATTATCGTGACCACGGTTATCTTACAATTAGGTCTACAACGGGCCCTGAAAACTTTGCAATTTACAATATTACAGGTGTGAATGCAGTAAATGCTAGAGAAATATATTCGTTCCAAGGTGAAATTCTAGGTTATTATCCTACTGGTGCCTATATTTGGCAAAACAACTTCTCCGGCGAAGAAATGTCGCTGTCCTTTGACCTACATGGTGCATCTTTGGGTGAAGCAGGGAACGATGGTGTAGATGGTGCAACTGGTGCAACCGGCGCCACTGGTGCAACAGGTACAACTGGTGCAATAGGTGTTTCAGGTACTCAAATTGATGATGTATTCATTTATATTGATAATGATGTGACACCCAATGCAGTTTTGGTCAATGACCCAGAAACCCCAGATGACCCCTCAATAAAAGATTTAAGGATTTGGTTAAATGACGGCCCAACAGGTACAACAGGTACAACAGGTTCTGGTGTATACATTAGTGGAGCAAGTGTTACAACACTTCCTCCAAGCATCGATGGTGAAAATCCTGCAAATGCAACAATAACATTAGGAACTGGCCCTGTTGAAGTTGATGGAGTAACAGGTACTGCACTCCTGTTTGACTTTGGTATTCCTAGAGGTACAACTGGCGACCAAGGCCCACAAGGCCCGCCAGGAAGCGACTCTACTGCTGAAGGTGCAACAGGAACGCCCGGCGGAATCACATTCCCATATATGTGGAGAGTCGGTCAAAACGACCAACATACTGTTCCTCCCGACTGTAATCCAAGTCCATGTTCACTTTACCCAACAGGATGGGCGGGCATTCACATACCGTATGGTACGAATTATGGAGAGTTTAACACTGATGTTATGGCATCGGCGGCTGTCTTTAATATTTCTCATTTTTGTGATGATGAAAATAAAACCTTGATTACTAGAGTGTTAGACCTCGTAAAATACTATGATTCTAGTCCATCTTTGTTCTTCCATATTGCCAAACGAGATGACCCAACTTCCTTTATCTTGTTTGCGAACACAACAGGTGGAGAAAAACCAAACGGTTGGGATGATGTTTACTGTACTGGAACAGAAGATGATCCTTGTACAATCAATTCACACACAATTCGAGAATTTGGTATTACATTGGCGGCAACAGGATATAGTATACCACAACACCAAGATGAAGTTAATATCACTTGGTGGTTTGCCGGCGACAAGGGCAATCAAGGAATTGCCGGTAATGATGGTAATGATGGCCCAACAGGCCCGGCCGGTGTTGACGGTGATGCGACATTTACAATCGGACTTAATGCATATAAGAGAACTGGTTTTGAAACCACGGATGCTGACGATAACATGGGTATGAGAAAACTTCCATATACTTGCTATATCGACCAATTCGAATTTACGAGAACTGGTTCATCGCAAGCAAGATGGTCTTTAACTTATTGGTATCCCACAGGTGGTAACTATCAATCAACCACCAAAATGGGTGAACTGTTGGCGACTGGCCAAGGAATTTACTCTAGCAGCCCTTATGGAGATGCCACCGACCAAGATTATTATAGAATTACTGGTGGTGGTACAGATTCTGATATGGCATCAGACACCAATTGGGTTACAGGTTGGAGTTCAACAGGAACGCCATTAGTAACTGGTACATATATCGTTTTTCATATGAACCAAACTACGGCCGCTGAGGCAACAGATTTGAATGTACTAACTTTAACTATGAAAAAGACGGACCACCCAACTCTACCGTAGGAATATATTATGAGTCAAGCATTTAATCATACAGCAGTAACAGGACAAAATGTTTTCTATGTTAATTCAGTATCGGGTAACGATGATTGGACTGGAAGATATCCATGGCGCCAACCAACTCTAATCACAGGCGATGATATCATATCTGGTAGTGAAGGCCCATTTTCAACAATTGCGGCCGCCGTAAGACATTCACAAACAGGTAACGCAGGTGGTGCATTTAATAGTTCTGTTGTGATTGTAATGTCTGATGGTGGTACAAGTGGTGAAGGAAGGGTGTCTGGTGATTCTGGTCAAGATTGGACTTACCAAACAGATAAATGTGGTTCATCTATTGATATCAACGATGGTTCTGGTTATAATTGTTTAATTATTGGTGGGAACACTGGTGGTGTCATCGATGGTACAATTGCTACAATTGAACGCCTAGGATCTGGCATCTGTGGTATGGGGGATACATCACTTTCTGCTGTTAATATATTTGGAGATGGGTCTAGTTGGGCGAATTTGGATTTTTATTCGACAGGAGACGGTTCATTAATGTTCCACATTAGTGGCAACCATACTAATATAAACAACTGCAACTTTATTAATACAGGCGTGGCAATTTCTGGTAACGCTGATTCGAGTGTTAATTTAAACAAGTGTTCCTTTATAAATTGTGGTACTACTGGTAGACCGGCAGTAACAATAGATAATATAAATTTATATGAAACTGAATTTAATTCAACAATCAATGAAGTTTCCATTCAATTAACAGGTACATCAAAAATTGCTAACATTTATAGTTCTTCGTTTATAAATTGCGGTACTGCAATCGATTATGTTAATGGTAGATGTTCTATTGTGGATTCTGTATTTGTGAGTGGAACTGGTGTTGATATTAATTCTTCGCATAACGCTGTATCGAGAAAACACCTAATATCGGTTGATAATTTCCACTATGATGCGGTTACTGCTTATCAATGTGAAGATGAAAGGTCTGCAAGATATATTATTACACCATTGTTTGGTAATGGTAAATTCAACCATATTGGCAATAGTTTAACAACTGGTGCTAATACAACAACAGGTAATTATACCGTAACTGGAATGACCCATAATATAATGGAACGGTATGCAAATGCTTATAGAACTATGGGAGCAAGTAAATCAACAGCAAGTGAAGATGGATACTATTCTTCACAGTATGTTATGACATCATCGAATATAATATCTTCTAGAAGTGCTATATTAGCAGGAAATAGTACATATATCAACGAACGAACACCTGAATTGAAAAACGAAAACTCAATCACAAAACGAAAAGAATCATTCAATAACGAAAGAGCAATCTCATTCAATGCACGAAACGATGTCGGTCGAGCGATGGGCAGTGTCGATTTGGATATATGTCGGCGGGAGTCATGTTTTGATTTGATGTGTTGTTGTGCTGACACTCCAGAAACACATTGTGACTGTGGACACGCCGAGGGCAAGGGTCACCATCAAAAGAAAACCGACAACCTTTATCTGCGTGTTGATGGTTGGTGTTGCGAAATGGATATTGGCGATGTGGGGTATAATGTGGGCGACTCTTGTTGCCTTTCGGGTGGTAGTGGTTCGGGTAGTGAAGGAATCTCCATCTCAGTTTTTTAATTTATATAGATAAGTAAGACAAAAGGATTTAAAAATGTTATTAATTACAGAACACAACGATGGTATTAAACTTCTCACTGAGAAGAATGCCGATGGCACAAAAAGTCATTTCATTGAAGGTATCTTCATGCAATCCGAAAAGAAGAACCGCAATGGTCGTATGTATCCCAAGCAAACTCTTATGAAAGAAGTTGCTCGATATAATACCGAATATGTCCAGAAAAGTCGTGCAATGGGTGAACTCGGTCATCCAGACGGCCCGACTGTGAACCTAGAAAGAGTATCTCATCTTATTACCAGTTTAAAAGAAGATGGTAATGATATTAGAGGCAAAGCAAAAATTTTAGATACCCCATATGGTAATATTGTAAAGAATCTTATGAAAGAGGGAGCAAAACTAGGTGTTTCTTCCCGTGGTATGGGTTCATTAAAAGAAAAAGACGGTGTGAACGAAGTGCAAGAAGATTTTATGCTTGCGGCCGTTGATATTGTATCAGACCCATCTGCTCCAGATGCTTTTGTTGATGGTATCATGGAAGGTAAAGAATGGATTTGGGACAACGGTGTCCTACAAGAAAAACAAATTGAATGCTATAAACAATGCATTTGTCGTGCATCATCTAAGAGAGATTTGGATGAAGCGAAACTGAGAGCGTTCGAAAACTTTATTTCGAAATTATAAAAAGCATATATAACCATAGTTAACTAATAATTATATGCATAGTACATGTACTTAAAAGGAGTAGTCCAAATGTCCGAAAAAGACCCAATTGCCACCGCAAGAGATATTCTCGAAGCGGAACTCAAGGCCAAGAAAAAAGAAGTCGTTGATGAAGTCGAAGAGACTAAAGAAGACGATGAAGAAGTCGAAGAAGCAAGCACCAAGACAGAAGGTGATTGTGAAGGCGATGATTGTGATGAGGTAGATGAAGAAACCGATGAAGAAACCGATGAAGATGAAGATGAAGTAGAAGAGGCCGCTACAGCACATGCCGCTGATGGTCCTAAGACTGCTCCTAAATCTGCTGAAGGTAAAGGTACAGAAATCAAGACCGATGAAGGTCCTGACAATTCTGCAAAGAATAAGAAATCTACCGATATGAAACCATCTGCTACTGGTGATGTCACCAAAGCAAAAATGAAAGAATCAATTGGTTCTTTGTTTGATGACGAAGACCTTTCTGATGAATTCAAAAATAAAGCAGAAACGGTTTTTGAAGCCGCAGTTCACATGCGGATTGATGAAATTAATACTGCTCTTGTAGAAGAGTTTGAAACTAAACTCACTGAAACTAAAGAAGAACTGTCCACAACTATAACAGAACGACTTAACGATTATCTCGCTTATGTTGTTGAAGAGTGGATGAAAGAAAACGAAATCGCTATAGAGCGTGGTGTCCGTGATGACATCGCAGAAGATTTCTTATCTGGTCTTCGTAACCTATTCCTCGAAAACAACATTGATATTCCAGAGGAAAAATATGACCTCGTAGACGAATACGCTGCCCGTATTGACACTCTCGAAGAGCAACTCAATACGCAACTTGAAAGCAATGTTGTTCTCGCTAAAGAAGTCCGTAGTCACAAATGTGTTGAAATTTTCAACGAAGTATGTGATGGACTTGTAGATACAGATAAAGAAAAACTCCGTGACCTTACAGACGGTGTTGAATTTGAGAGTGTTGACCAGTACCGTGAAAAGTTAGTCATTCTTCGTGACAACTATTTTAGTGGTGATGTAAAGACTCCCGAAAGCGCCACCTTCGAAGAGGAAACAGAGCAAGCAGAGTATGCAGAGTTATCGAATACGATGCAGGCATACGCAACAAATCTTAGTCGTATTCAAAATCGTGCGAAGGGCTCAAAAGAGATTCCATCGTTTCAAACATTCGCAGAAGAAAAAACAGATTAATCGGAAATTAATCTTTTAACTAGTTAAAAAGAAGGAGCCAATCCAATGGCAGATAACAATTCGAGAGCAATCTCAAATCAATTACAAGAAAAATGGGCGCCAATCCTTGACCACAAGGACGCAGGCGAAATTAGTGATTCTTACAAGAAGGCCTGTACAGCAGTTCTTCTTGAGAATCAAGAACAGTACCTCAGAGAGGCCGCACCCCAGAACAGTATGGGTGGTACTTTCAGTGACCCACAAGTTGGTTCAGCAGGCAACATTGCCGGTTTTGACCCAGTATTAATCTCACTCGTTCGGCGTGCAATGCCGCAACTCATCGCTTATGATGTTTGTGGTGTTCAACCAATGACAGGTCCTACTGGTCTTATCTTCGCAATGAAGGCCCGTTACATGACTCAAACTGGTAACGAAGCACTCTTCAACGAAGCAGATACTGACTTCTCTGGTGCCCAACCAACCGCCGAAAATTCCCCAACGGGGACTCTACCCGGACAGGGTGGTGATTTTGGTACTGGTGGTGACACTGCTGCCGTATCTGGCGAGGCTGGACATGGAGGTACAGCACATGTTGGTACTGACCCACTTAGTGGTGCAGACCCTGCCGTGTATAGTCATGGTGCAGGTATGTCAACTACCCAAGCAGAAGCACTCGGTTCTTCGGGTAGTCCTGCTTTCGCAGAAATGGCATTCAGCATCGAGCGAATCGCTGTTGAAGCAAAGAGTCGTGCCCTCAAAGCAGAGTACTCTTCAGAACTCGCTCAGGACTTGAAAGCAGTCCACGGTCTAGATGCAGAAACAGAACTTGCTAACATTCTTAGCAACGAAATTCTTGCTGAAATCAACCGTGAAATCGTTCGTACAATCTACAACAGTGCAACACTTGGTTGCCAACAGTCCGATATCGGTGCTGATGGTGTCTTTAACACTGGCGCAGATTCAGACGGTCGATGGAGTGCTGAGAACTTCCGTGGCCTTGCGTTCCAAATCGAGCGTGAAGCAAACGCAATCGCTAAGACAACTCGCCGTGGTAAGGGCAACATGATTATCTGTTCCGCAGATGTCGCTTCTGCTCTTTCCATGAGTGGTCTTCTTGACTTCTCACCAGTTTTCGGTCGTGGTCTAACTGTAGATGACACTGGTAACACTTTCGCAGGTGTTCTCAATGGTCGTTACAAAGTATACATTGACCCATATGCAGGTTCATTAGATTACTGCTGTGTCGGTTACAAAGGTGATTCACCTTACGATGCAGGTTTATTCTACTGCCCATATGTACCGCTACAAATGGTACGAGCAGTTGGTGAAAATACTTTCCAACCAAAAATCGGGTTCAAGACTCGTTACGGTTTGGTAAAGAATCCATTCGTAGCATCTGAACTAGATGCCCGTGGTAATGAATACTACCGCATCTTCCGTGTCGATGGTTTGTTAGGTCAAACTACTTCATAATATTGATTTATACATCATATTCATTATATGAGAAGCGGGGGTCCTTAGGGATCCCCGCTTTTTTTATACATACTGTAGGAGATTATTTTTATGGCAAAATACACAACGGGCCCCGGCCCAAATAATGAGGCAGAAACTTTTTCTGGTATGGGTGGATTACCTGCAACGGCGTCGATTAAAAACCGTCAACCAACAACAGATAATCCAATATATCCTACTTCATATCAATTTAAATTGTTGAGAACACCGTCCCTTCAATATTTTTGTACGAAGGTAAGTTTGCCGGGCGTTTCTACTGGGGAAATAATCCAAGAAAACTATTTCGCTGATATTAAACATCCAAATAGTAAAGTTGTATTTGGTGATTTTACAGTTTCATTTATAGTGGATGAGGATTTATTGAATTGGTTAGAAATATATAACTGGATTACACAAACTGTCAATATCGAAGATTTTAATAAATATAAATCAATTCAAGAACAAAAGAGTGATGCAACTTTATTGATTATGTCTAATTCAATGAATCCAAAATTCGAAGTCCGATTGAAAGATTGTTTTCCAACCGAGTTGGGTGAAATGGAATTTGATTCCAGTGTATCGGACTTGGATCCAATAACCTGTACAGTAACATTTGCATACACGACTTATGAAATTACTTCTATTGCCGGTAGCAAATCTGTTCAACAGTATATTGATAGTGTCCGAGGCGATTAAAAAATTCTTGCATCTGTAGTTTTTTGTGGTATAATTTGATATACAAATGCCGGAGATTTTTATGAACATTAGTACTATTCGTCAAATGGTTGAAACAGACCTAAAAATGGATTCGACAGCATTAGATTTAGAATCTTTACGAATCCCCCAACTACACAATAAATACCTTAATATTTTCCACGACCAACGACTCATACTCAAGAAAATGAAACTTGATTTTAAAGAGTTAAACAGGATTAAGTGGGAATATTATACTGGAAAGATTGACCAAGATACTTTAGATAAAATGGGGTGGGATCCTTTTCCATTGAAAATACTTAAAACGGACATAGACCGTTACCTCGATTCAGATTTAGATGTATCCAAAGAAAAATCAAAAATCGATTATCAAGAAGAAAAAGTATCATACCTAGAATCGGTATTGAAAAACATTAACAACATACAATGGAATATTAAAAATGCCATCGAGTGGAGGAAGTTTATAAATGGAACATGATAATCCAATGTATAGAGTATATCTTCGTCATGCATATGAAATAGCAGTTGGCGAAAGCGAAGACCCAAACACACAAGTTGGTGTTGTTCTCGTAGACGATGAAATGGGTATTGTATCAACAGGTGCGAACCAATTGTGCATGAGAATTAATAAAACTCCCGATAAATTAAAATATCCAAACAAAACAATTTATATGGAACACGCCGAAAGGAATGCATTGTTTTTGTCCGCTCGAAGAGGAGCAGGTACAAAAGAATTAACAATGTATTGTCCTTGGGCAACTTGTGTTGAATGTGCGAAGGCCATTATTCAATGTGGTATCAAAAAAGTGGTTAGACACCAAGAAATGTATGAACACACACCAGATAGATGGAAAGAAAGCGTTGACCGTGGTTGGGAACTACTACAAGAATCGGGTATTGAAACCGTATCGTGGTCGGGTAAAATAGGTAATGGTGTGGCCATTATGTTCAACGGAAATGAATTTTATCCATGAGTGACTTGGTAATACATAAAATCAATTCAGTTTATGTGCGGGTATCTTGTGAACGAGGTATCGCCCAAGAACTGTCTGATTTTTTTACCTTTAAGGTGCCAGGATACCAATTCATGCCAGCGTATAGAAATAAAACATGGGATGGTGAAATTAAATTGTATAATATGTTCACTGAACAAATATACAGTGGTTTGTTATCTTATATTTTGCAGTTTGCTAAAGACCGTAAATATTCTTGTGTTCTAGATGCCGCATTAAGACCATCAAACGAAAAAAATAATGCAGAAAATATATGTAAGTCATTAAAACTATCTGTTGGTGGTGAGGATATATTACCACATTCACATCAATATGATGCCATTCAATATGGATTAGATAATAAAAGATGCCTCTTATTGTCACCCACAGCATCAGGAAAAAGTTTAATGATATATGCAATGATTAGAAGTATTATAGAAAAAACAAAAAAGAAAATACTCGTCATTGTTCCAACCACTTCACTCGTTACACAAATGCAATCCGATTTTATTGATTATTCTAGCAAAGATGATTGGGACGCCGAGGAAAATAGTCATATTATTTTTGCAGGTAAAGAAAAGCATACAGACAAACGCATAGTAATCTCTACTTGGCAATCACTCTATAAGATGCCTAAAAAATATTTTGACCAATTTGGTGCCGTGTTCGGTGATGAATGTCACCTGTTCAAAGCAAAATCATTAATGACTCTTATGCAAAAATTAACAGATTGTGAATATAGAATAGGAACAACAGGTACACTAGATGGTACACAAACACACAAACTGGTAATTGAAGGATTGTTTGGTCCGGTTATAAAAATCGCAACCACTTCATCTCTGATGGAACAAGACCTTCTATCTAAACTAAAAATAGATTGTATTTTACTCAAATACCCACAAGAATTACGAAAAGAAATGGCACGAACAAAATACCATGATGAATTGAATTGGTTGGTTGGTTATGAACCAAGAAATGAGTTCATTTGTAATCTAGCAACGAACTTAAAGGGCAATACCCTCGTACTGTTCCAGTTAGTTGAAAAGCATGGTAAAAAATTGTACGAACAATTAAAAGGATCCTTATTAGAAGATAGAAAAGTTTTCTTTGTATACGGTAATACTGATACCGAAGTTCGAGAAGAAATTCGCCAGATTACTGAAAAAGAAGAAAATGCAATTATTGTTGCCTCTTATGGTACTTTCAGCACTGGTATTTCTATAAAAAGACTACATAATATAGTGTTTGCTTCACCATCAAAAAGTAGGATACGCATATTACAATCAATAGGAAGACAACTAAGAAAATCAGAATTTAAAACAATAGCAAAATTATATGATATTGGCGATGACTTGCATTGGAAATCGTGGAAAAACCACACTCTAAAGCATTTTGTGGAACGACTCAAAATTTACCGTTCAGAAAATTTTGACCACAACTCTGTTGTGATTAACATTTCATAAGGAAGGATATCAAAATGAAAACAGCATACAGAATTATGAAACTACGAAGTGGTGAAACCGTAATTTGCCAAATTACAAATTCATCTAAATCCACGGTTACTCTCGACCGCCCAATGGAATTACACTTCCCACAATTTGTTGATGTTCAAGGAAATACTAAAAAAGGCCCACCCTGTATGAAAAATTGGCTTGCAGGGACTGATGATATATCAATTGAGATTCCAAATGATTATGTTGCCGTATTTCTCTCACCAACAAAAGAAATGATTCATCTTTACGAAGAACATAAGAAAAAAGAAGATATGGTTTTTGAAACACCAACTGAAGATGAACTATCTTTGTTAGAAATGCTAACAGGAATGAAACATTCCGAAGAATCTTCTAATGAATCTGAAGAAAAAGAACCCTTTGTTGGAATTAAAATTGAAATCCCGCCGGCAATTTGGATGTCAATGTTGGCACACGGCCTATTGGGAGGTCAAGAAGATGAATGGAAACCGCCGGATGACCGAGATGATTTCTTTGGAAATCATTATGAAGATTGGTCGCCAAACCCAAATGACAATTAGTAATATCTAATATTGATTTATCACTGTTGGCACAGTTAGTGTACGGAAAAAAAGTGAGTTTGTCAAGAAAAAAATGTTGATTATTTTATGGAATATTGTAATATAATATAGTATGAGTGATAAAGAAAACAAAAACAAAAAGAAAGCAAACCATTATATTGATAATGAAGAATTTTTCAATGCAATGGTTGTGTGGAAGAAAGAGGTCAACGAAGCATTAGCGGCCGATGACCCCAAGCCACCTGTAACAGAGTACATTGGTAAATGTTTTCTCGATATTGCCACACATCTATCGTACAGACCCAATTTTATAAACTACCCATATCGAGAAGAAATGATTGGTGATGGTGTTGAAAATTGTTTAATGTATTGTTCAAACTTCGACCCCGAAAAATCAAAGAATCCCTTTTCGTATTTCACTCAGATTATTTACTATGCTTTTTTACGAAGAATTCAACGAGAAAAGAAACAAACTTTTATCAAATACAAAGCAATTCAGAACGCATTGGATACAGGTGAGGCGCTCGATTCAAACATGGGAATGCATTTCTTTGACCCCGATGATAATATGGATCCGGTTGCTAAGTTTTTGGAACTATCCGATACAGATATAGAAAAATTCGAATCGAAAAAAACCAAAAAGGTTAGTAAAAAGAAAACCACGAAAAAAACCAAAAAGATTGTAGAAGAGCCATTTGACCCTTTTATGGAGTCCGAACCAGATAATGAAAATAGCGATAATTAACGACACCCATTTCGGAGCGAGAAGTGACTCACAACTTTTCTCCGATTACTTTTTTAAATTCTTCGAAGAAACATTTTTTCCATATTGCATTGAAAATGGTATTGATACCATCTTGCATCTTGGGGATTTTGTAGACCGAAGAAAATTTATTAATTTTAATACTTTGAACCAAATAAGGACTCGATTTCTTGATAAGTTAGACGAGTACGATATGGAAGTACATTGTATATTGGGAAACCACGACACATTTTACAAAAACACAAATGACCTCAATTCGTTGCGAGAGATGTTCTACAATTATCCACGATTCCATGTTTATGAAACGCCCCGTTCGATTGAATTGGGTGGGTGTGATTTTGGATTAGTTCCGTGGATAAATGACGAAAATAAAACCGATTCATTGGAATTTATTAAGAATTGTAAATCATCTATTCTTTGTGGTCATTTTGAGTTAAACGGTTATCAGGTGATTCGTGGTGTGAATGAACAACATGGATTAGATATAGATGATATACTAGCAAGATATGAAATGGTTTTATCGGGCCATTTTCATTGCAAACAAAGTAAAAATAATGTACACTACTTAGGTACACAATATCAAATTACATTTGGAGATTTGAATGAGGACAAAGGATTTCATATCTTTGACACATCTCAAAGAGAATTGCAATTTATTCCAAACCCGTCCAAAATGTTTTATTCGTATACATGGAATGATAATGATGAAGAGTACATCGATAAATTGATGAATATGGATTGCACCCATCTAGAAAAATCCTACATCAAACTTTATGTTGAAAACAAAAGTGACCCAGTGCGGTTCGAACAATTTTTAGATATGTTGTATGACCATGAGGTTAGTAATATTACAATAGTTGATGTAACGGAATCGCTTGATTGGGAAACAGAAGATGTGGACATGGGACAAGATACTATTACTCTAATACACGAATCAATAGATGAGTTAGAGATTGATAATAAAGAAGATGTTAAAAGATTGATTAGAGATTTATATACAGAGAGTTTGTCTTTATGATAGTGTTTGATAAGGTTCGTTTTAAAAATTTTGGATCCTTTGGTAATTATTTTACTGAAATTGACTTAAACAAAGGATCCAGTATCTTGGTGGCCGGAAATAATGGCAACGGAAAATCTTTTGCATTATTGGATTCTATTACCTTTGGGTTGTTTGGTAGACCATTTCGAAAAGTGAATATCCCACAATTGGTCAATAGTATAAATGAAAAAGATTGTGTGGTTGAGGTCGAATTTAAAATTGGTAAGAACGAATACAAAATAATTCGTGGACTAAAACCCAAAATATTTGAAATCTACAAAAATGGAAAACTGCTAGACCAGAATGCCAAGTTTAAGGATTATCAAAAAATGTTAGAAGAGCAAATATTAAAGATGAATTACAAATCATTCACACAGGTTGTGATTCTTGGTAGTTCTTCATTTGTTCCATTCATGCAACTAACAGCGGCCGACCGCCGTGAGGTAATCGAAGATATTCTCGATATTCAAATATTTTCGATTATGAATACACTTTTAAAATCCAAAATTTCCCAACAAAAGGAAAAATTAAAAGAGATTGAATACAACATAAGTCTTCTCAATGAAAAATGCAATGTACAAAGAGAGTACATTGATAAAATTAAAAAAACGGCTGACAATAGAATAGCAAAAAATATTCAGGCAGTTAAAGACGAAGAAAATGTAATCAATACAACACAAGAACAAATTGAAACTATTAGAAAAGAAATAGAATCAACAAACATAGACCCCGAAGAAATTAAAAAAACACGGGAGAAAATTAAAACACTTGAATCTCTTAAAAGTAAAATGGAAGGTCGGCATACCAATACCGAAAAGGAATTGAAGTTTTTCGAGGAAAATGAAAGTTGTCCAAGATGTCAACAAAAGATTCATCTTCGAAAGAAAACAGACATTGTAATAAACTCTGCTAAAAATCTGATGGTTCTCCAAGAGGGATTAGAAAAAATGGAATCCCAAATTTCTGAAATTTACGATAAATTAGAAAATTGTTTGGAAGTGGAAGAACATATTAAACAATTACAATCAAAAATTTCGGCCCACCAATCTAAGATTGATTCGATGAACCAGTATATTTCAAAAATTCAAAATGAAACTACTGAATTGATTTCAGACAAGAACAACATTAATCAATTGGTTGAAAAGGAAGTTCAATACCAAAAAGAATTAAACGAACACACGGTATCCAAAAATGAAATTGTTAAAAATAGGCACTGCCAAGATATTGCATATTCGTTGTTGAAAGATGATGGCATCAAAACAAAAATAATTAAGAATTATCTGCCCGTCATTAACCAACTTATCAATAAGTACCTAACAGCGATGGACTTCTTTGCTAAATTTCATTTAGATGAAAAATTTAGCGAGTCGATTAAAAGCAGACACAGGGACGATTTCTCGTATATGTCATTCAGCGAAGGTGAAAAAATGCGGATTGATTTGGCCTTGCTTATGACATGGAGAGAAATTGCTCGATTGAAAAATAGTGCGAATACAAATCTGTTGATTCTCGATGAAGTATTTGATTCGTCATTAGATGTGTTCGGTACAGAAGAGTTCCTTAAACTGATACATACGATATGTGGTACAACAAATGTATTTGTAATCAGTCACAAGTCAGACCAATTAATTGACAAATTCACAGAATACATTACATTTGAAAAGAAGAATGATTTTAGTCATATGAAAAGGTAAAAATATTATGAAAATGAATGAGTATGTTTTTGGTGATGCAATGCAGGCGATGGGGGAGATTCCCGATAATGTGGCAGACCTTGTATTCACATCAATGCCGGATTTATCACAAACACCAAACGATAAATCTGAAAATGGAATCAAAGAATATAGAAAATTTCAATCCTCTGCGATTGATGAAATGTCCCGAATAGTCAAACCAGACGGGTTCGTTGTTATTTGCCAAACAGACCGAAAGGTTAATGGTAGAGTACTTTCCAATCATATGTGGTACAGCAAATGTCTTGAAGATAATGGACTGCACCTCAAAGATTATAAAATTGTTATTCGCAACGAAATTGGAAAAAAAGACTTGTATCATTTCACTTTTCAGCATATGATATGCTATACCGCACAGGGTAAGTTTAAGCGAAAGGGTGATTTTATCAGAGACATTATTATAGACAAACAAAAGATGATTGGTAATCAATCTGTTTGGTCACAGGATTTTTGTGAGTTGGTAATTGAAAATTTAACTGATACTGGGGATTTGGTTATCGACCCATTCGCAGGTGTTGCTCCTGTACTATATGCGGCCAAGAATTTGAATAGAAATTATTGGGGGGCAGAAATAGCAGAAGAATTTTATAATAAGGATTTTAAATGGTTTCGAAGCACCTTACCAGTATGAAATATAAGATAATAAATTTTAACACACCCATTGAATTACATAATGGGATATATGTCAAGAGGGATGATTTGTTCCAACCTTTTGGTAAACATGCTATCAATGGCGGCAAAGCACGCCAAGGCATCGAATTGATTAGAAGAAACCTCAAAGACATTCAAAAGAATTATAACAACACAGTCGTGACCACCACCAGTGTCCATTCTTCTACTGGGGCCATAATGTCCCATGTGTGTAATCATTATGGTGTGAAGTGTGTTATTTGTATTGGTGGTTCTAGTGAAAAAACGGTATACAATCACCACATGATGAGATATGCCCATTTCTTTGGTGCGAAGATTATTAATGTTTGCGGAACAGGCATGGCCGGGCCAGTTCTCAAGAGAATGGGTGATTATATTAACGAAAACAAGTTTTTTGATGCTTGTTATTTTCACAACGCAGATAATTGTCCAGAAGCAATTTTAGATTGCACCGCCGAGCAAGTGGCAAACATTCCAACTGATTTAGATAACCTTATCGTACCTGTGGGCGGTGGATTGCAAATGGCATCAATAATTCGTGGACTTAGTGCGTATAACAAGTCAATAAAGCGTATTATTGGTTGTCATGTTGGCCCCGATAGAAGAGAAAAAATCGATTATTTTATTAATGCACTAGAATATCCAGTTTTACCATATGAAATGCATCCCCTCAACACAACATATGCTAAACCCGAAATTCAATATATTGATTCCAGAAAAAGAATCAAATTGGATGATATCTATGAAGCAAAAGCATGGAAATGGATGAAGGACAATATTGATTATAAAAATGAGAAAACTCTTTTTTGGTCGGTGGGAAGAAGATTAACGGATAAGGAAGTGGATACAAATTATGGAACATGAAACAATAAAAGAATGTGAGACACACCACCAACGAAATGTTTATTTATTGGAGGATCCGATTAATTGTTATTTTGAAGACCTTCTCGATATGACCGATGAAGAATTCGAACAATGGATTATTGACCTCAGAAAGAAAATTGTTGATATTTGGGCCGAACACAATTGTCCACCTAGAGGTGGAAAAA